CACGGGCTGTGACAGCTATCCCTAGTCCAACAAATTTTAGTACGCGGCTACCCAAACACCGCGTACCTCCGGTTGTGCGGAGTCACCTTTAGGTGGCTTAGCCCCTTCTGTGGTAGAAGGAGACTGCAAGAAGCGAGCATATTGATAGCGCTCATGGCTTTCGCCACTCACAACATCAATACCCGTCCTGTACACCTTGATCCTGTACTCGTTACGCTGAAGCGTCAAGTTTGTCGGCGCTTCAGTCCATCCGGGCGCAACACCAGCCAGGCGTTGCTTCCGCAAGGGAGTATTATCGGGATCATCAGACAGTAAGGAATGGGGCTCAAGCGGAAGATGACCTTCATACGGAACTTCGACATAGAATTGTCGAGGTATATATCCCGCTAAGAAGGCGTGGACGGAGTAATAACCGGCCACGAACAACCGATTGCACAAGTCAACGAGACCATAAACATATTCGAGGTTTTGAGCCGCAAGGCCCTTGACTTTAAATACGATTGGTGTGACGAGTGTGCCACGCAATGCCCACGTTCCACAAGATTCACGGAACGCGTTGGGATGTAAATAGCTTTTTGAGCGATTTACAACAAAACCCAATGCTTCAAGTAAGGATATCACCACGAGCGTATCACTACGCGGACAGATGATATCATCGCCATAGACCGCCGTCTCTCGATCAATTTGGAGCTTGTCAACTATCCAAGCACCAGACTTCAAGTACTGCTCGGCGGTTACGCCATTAGAGACGATAATTCGCGCCAAGGCGCAAACAGCTGTGAACAACAGTGTTTGGACCGGAAAGCACAGTGCCGACCCCATAGGGGCGAACTTCTCGACACGTACAATCCTCCCGTTGGGAAGCTTCGTCCTAGCAGTGCGCGTTACCTGCAAGGCCTCATTCCACTTCGTGGGAAAAACGAATTTGACGACGCGATTTGACGCCCTATCAGACGCGTCCTTCATGTCAATCGTATCATACTTGCCGTCCAAGGAGGAACGTAACGCTAAGGAAGCGTTACGACTCTGGTCGTCAATATGGATATTATGACTGAAAGGAGACTGGTCAATAGAGTGCAACAGCATGTTCATAACACCTTGCTGCGATAGCATCACGGTATTAGGTTCTTTAGCGATCCCGCGCACAGACCATCTGTCCTTAGGGACAAACATCTGTGTCGAATAATCGATGGAAGCATGCTGCCTATCATCCCTACCGAGCGCCCAAAGTTCAGGATCTGGTATTATAAGATCCAGACCGGGCGCATCACTGCTGATATGGTCAAGGAGATCCTCGACGCATCGATGGTACCTCAGTGAAAGTTTATCACTGTAGAGCTTCACATCGGGCTCCGAAACCTTCTTCTGACCGAATTTCAGGGAAAGAAACTCGTAATCAGGATCTGGTAAGAAGCTCAATATGAACTTGAGATCTTCAAGCAGATTTAGAGGAGGATCTACGCGACAAAGGTCGTTTTCGATCGCCTTCCATTTCTGGAAACTTTCCTGTTCGAGAAGTGGATTTATATACTCGGCCTTACGGCCCCACTCAAGAAAGGTCAGTAGGTACTGCCATAGCGTATCATCGTCGGTGTCAAACCACTTCTTATACTCGCGAAAGATGGGCCAGCGACCAAACTTCTTATGCAATGAAGTTTTGACGTAGCCACTCTCTGTCACGTGTACAGAATCGCGGAGTTCCTTCGAGAGCGCAGCTGCGGCGGCCATGGTGCCATGTAGGTCACGTTTCAGCCGGTTAAACCACTGCCGGATGACCTTATCAGGCTTATGTAAACCAGGGCAATCAGCAAGCATAGCGACCCAGGATGCAGTAACTAAGGTAACATTGTCACCGTTACCATCTGCATCCTGGACGGTTGTGCGAACGTAATCACGTAAATGATCACGCCACACGGCGTCCA